CTTTGCTATCAGTCATGAATACCCCAACAGGAAATTCAAGCACCGGTAAACGCCTCGAGGATAATTCCTCAAACCCCGACGACGGGTGGACTGTCGTCAGCGCAGGCCCAAAAAGTCTGCGTCGTGCTCTCAATGTCCACGAACAGGTCGACGAACTGAAGATCTCAATCGTCGAAAACCAGGCTAGACTGCATGCCCTGAGGAAGCAAAGGGCAGTGGTCAGGCAACAACAGAGTCTGGTTAGCACATACTACTTCAGGACACAGAAATTTCATGTCAAGCATGAAGGTGTGACCGCTGTAGTTGATGTAAAAAATGTACCATATAGAATCTTGATTTCAAAACAAAATGGAACCACGATAAAAACTCCAATCCAATGCTGGAAGCAGAACATAAAAGACTGCTGCAGCAAACAACCTGGAGACGCCCCTGTATTTAATTATTGTAAAAATCACACATATGTATTATTAAACAGATCAAGCCGACAAGAAAAGGCTGAAGTTGTACACAGAGAAATGCAAACGTTGAAAAGTACGTTGCACCGTGAATATAAAGAATTGGAAAAACTAGCTGCTACCTTCAATGATGGTTTTGACAAGCGATTTAAATTCATGGACAGTGATACCTTAGAGGATTGTATTATAAAATTTTTTGCCCATGGTGATTACACTTGGGTCCTCGATGGTAAAATGTATTCTCAGTTCCCAGATGACTTACGAGTCTGGTATAATGTGGCTAACGTCGTAACCAGATGGCACGCATTCAAAGGTGCACACGTCATGGTTAAGGCTGAAGCATTACAACAGGGCTTAAAAGGTAAGGATGTAGGTACTCAAGACGCTGTATATATAGGAGATAAATTGACAAACAAACTCAAAGAAGGCAATTGGAAATTAATGAATTTTAGAACCTTCGTGGACGCAGGGTTCGAGAAATCAAACCGATTTGTCATATTGAAAGCTGCTAAAGTTGATGAGTATGTCAAATTCCCTATAGAGAGCATGGCTCCAGTTGATATTTTAGCTGAACTTGAAGATTATTTCGAAGACTCTATGGTGAAATATTCTCAAGATCTTTATAATTCAAAAGCCCCGATCACTCCTCGTGCTCATTCGTCTCACCCGTACTTAGCGAGACCTATGACTTCTCAAAGCCCTAATTATGCCACAGTGAAATACGTTATGTTGCGTTATTTACACATTAGGTCTCTGGCACCACATGCCGAATTAACTTATTTGCATTTTGCTGATAAGGTAATGCGTATGAAAGGTCACCAGCTACAAATCAATGAAGAGCTCATCGATTCATATGTGAGCGATTATGTAGTTCAGAATGGAGGAATGTTTAAAACTGGAAACAGGATTTACAAGGAAGTAAACAAAGCTGCTATTGATGTTAACAGCAAGCCTATTGAAGGACCAGCTTCAGTCAGTACGGCTCAGTCAGGTGAGCCCGCTTCCGATGTAAAACCACAAACTGTATCCCAACCTAAGGTTGAAGAAAGGAAACAGGAAGGTAATGTGACACAGGCGAAACAACCAGCCAAACAACCTCCTAAAGCGCCAGCAAAGCAACAGCCTGCAAAACAACAGGATACCAAACCTGCCCCTGCAGCACCTGTTCAACAGCCTGCCGCGCCTGCAAATAAAAATAAACGTAAAGGGAAGAAAAATTACGTGCCTTTCAATGGATCAGCTTTCGACAGTACAAGGCCTGTCAAAGAAGAAATTAAGAACACTTCAACTGGTAATGGTTCTTATTCTTGCTTGTACTTAAATGCAGGTAATAAAATTAGCGAAGGTGGTACTATCCCTACCAAGAGTTGGGGATCCTTCGTTATAGAAAACCAAGGAAACGGGTGGTGCGGTTATAGTGTGTTGGCACAAGCCGTACAAGAAATGAATATTCCTATAATAAACACAGCAAGTGAGCAAAATCTCCGTGAATTCATTACATTTTTTGCTGTACTGGCTGGTGCTTTAAAGGAAATTCCGGATTTTACTTTGAAGAGTATTGCTAGCAAATTTTGGCTTGAAGACATTAATGTTATCAAAACAGCTGATGCATTGGGTTTGAAGATGAAGATGAACTTACCTTATCTTGATTCTGAAGACCGTCCTTGTCTTAGTCCCATATATGAATCCGATGGAAAGGATTATTATGGCAATTTCAACGTTATGTTCCACGCAAATCACTTTGAATTGGTTAAACCAGAGTTCAAGTTTTACGCTAGAACATTGGACTGTGCTCGAGTAACTCAGGACACCATCTTCACGGGTGGTGACGGGTTAGTGAAGATTGGGTGGAAAGTAAGTGACTCTGTAATGTCTATGATTGCAGTATACTTGACTCATGAATCACG